GACGGTTCCGGTTACGGTGACGGTTCCGGTTACGGTTCCGGTGAAATAAATATCCTTAAGCAGAATGCTTTCAAGGCGTTTCATTATATCAAACGTATTGGCAATAAACTAAAAACGCGAAATGGCGATTTTGTGCAAACAGGAGAGGTTTTATATGAGCCGGAAATTAAAATGTGTGAGTATGGCCTCCATGCTAGTTTGAGCAAAAAGGACGCACGACAATATAAACCAGCCAATAGCGTATTGACAAAAGTTATTGTTTGGGGCCAAGTTATTGTAAGTCAAGATAAACTTGTAGCGACTCATCGTAAGATAATTGAAGTAGTTGATATTTAGCCGGGAAGACCGGCAGATCGGAGCGTGTTATGAAGAAACTATGGATTATTATTGTGGCGGGTGTGTTGTTGCTTGGTTGCAACGGCACAAGCCAAGAGAGGCTAGACGGTTTGGTGGCATTTCTTGGCATGGCCAAAGATCAGTCGGCACTGGTTGACGATGATGTTGCTACGTTGCAGCAGACGTTGACAGATTTGCAGGTAGCGGCTGACGACCCTGCACTATCACCAGCGGACGCGGCGAAGATTGAGGCCACGTCGACCGTAGCGGCTGAAAAGCTGTCGGAGGCGTTAGATGTTAAGGCGAAGATTGACAAGGCTGTAGTGGACGCAGAGGCGGCTATTGCTGAGATTGCGGCAGGCGGTGACGCTAATATCGGGGACGAAATACAAGCGGCAGGGGCTACGCTTACGGCTGTTAGCCCAGCAATACCTCCACCGTGGGGAACTCTTACGGGTATTGCCGGAACATTGCTCGCAGCCTTTGGTGGCATTATTGCTAAGCGATACAAAACCGCGTTGGTTGACGTTGTGGGGTCGGTTGATAAGGGTGTGGATGTTTTGGTTGGTTATTCCAAAGCAGAATTTGTTGCAGAATTGAAAGCTAACCAGAAGAAGCCCGCTACTAGGGATATTGTTCGCAAGATACGCGAAGCCTAATCGCTACGGCTTGCCGTGGACATGGTGTGGCGGAATTGGCAGACGAGACGCTACATACGAATAGTGACAACATTACTAAGAAACAAGTACCATCCGGTTGAGAGCCCGTTAGTGCGTTGCTTGACGATGAAGATTGCGGGTTCGAGTCCCGCCACCATGTTTTGTAGTCACTCAAATATCCACAAGGTGTTTTGCGGATACTGAAACAGTGAATGGATAGCAGAAAGGAAACGAAATGACAGTTCAAATACTAACTATAAACAAGCTTGAAGAAGGCAACCGAATCCCTCCTAGAGAACTACTTGATAGGAATCTTTTATCAATTAAAGCCGAAACTGAGGGTCTGCCGCAAAAAGATGATGCCCAAACAGAATTGCGTAACTTTTACAGAAACTTACCTACAAAAACTCGTCCTGAGTTGATCACTAATGATATGGATCAAACTATTCTTTGTGTCTGCTTAGATTGCAAAGAAAGATTCTGGGCAGACGAAAGAGATGTTCGTTATCGTGACAATTATTACAGAAAAATAAAACTTTCCTGTCCTTTTTGTGGGGATAAGAAATGAAACCAAACTACCTGATACCTTTTGCTATTCTTGTCTTGTTCGTGTTTCTGGTGGGTATATCTGTTGGCAACAACGCTAAGAAAGCCGCCCGCATTGCATCAAACTGGCAAATGAACTATCCAGATGCTATGTGGGCTGGTGGTAGATTACTTAGCGACCCTAACGAGGTAGTGTTAGTTAGACATGCTTTGCCAATGGTAAAGAGAGGCGAGATAATATACATAGACTTGAGGATAAACGGATTGCCTGAGCCTGTTCGAGTTGGGTTCAGGTACGAAATGTCGGATAGAGTCGATTTGAAGAGTTTTAAGAGGTGAATAAAATGGAAAAACTACCCCCACAAAACCCGGAGGCAGAAACGTGTGTACTGGGTTCTATAATCCTGGATGAAGACGATGAGGTCCGGTCTGATATATTTAGTCTCATATCAATGGATGACTTCTATTGTAATGTTAATCAGATTGTATTTAAGGCAATGTTCGCATTGCAAGCTGATAACCTCCCGATAGATTTAGTTACATTAAGGGACCAGTTGAATAAGACTGAATCTCTGAAGGTCGTTGGCGGCATTGATTATCTGATAGAATTAGCTGAAAGCGTTCCTACGTCAGCTAATGGTTCATACTATGCTAAGATAGTGAAAGAGAAGGCTACCTTGCGGTCTTATATTAAGATGGCAGGGCAATTGATTGAAGCTGCATATCATCCTGCTGCTGACTTATCTGTTATTGCCGATCAAGCTGAGTCTGCCTTGATGAAGGTGAGTGAACAGAAGCAGATAGTTAAACCGGAACATATCTCTGTAATTATGCCCAGAGTAGTTGAAAGTGTTAAACGGCGAGCCATACATGGTGCTGAAGGAATGGCTACTGGATTCAGAGATGTCGATGATGTGGTGGGAGGGCTACACGCTGGTGAAATGATTGTTGTCGCTGGCCGCCCTTCGATGGGCAAGTCTATTCTTGCTATCAACATCGCCACTAATGTCGCTGCCGCTGGGGGGGCGGTAGCGGTCTTTTCACTTGAGATGTCTGCTGACGCTCTGATTGAGAGGCACTTAGCCGCATCCAGTGAGCTTGGCTATTATCAGATGCAGAAGGCGTACCTGGGTGACGTTGGAATAACTATGATGGAATATGTTGCGGCACAAGAGTCTATGCTACCGCTACTTATCTGTGATTGCCCGAAGTTGACCCCGTATGGGTTAAGGAGTCAATGCCGGATATTGAAGCGTAAACACGATATCAAGCTGGTTGTGATAGATTATCTGCAATTGATGGAGATTAAGGGTAAGGGCAAGAGATACGAAGCGGTGGGCGAATGTTCCCGGTTAGTTAAGTTATTGGCAAGGGAGCTTGATATTCCTATCGTTGTGGTATGTCAGCTTAATCGGTCTGCTGATGATCGTACTAATAACCGGCCTGCTATGTCCGATCTGAGAGAGTCTGGTTCGCTTGAACAGGATAGTGACACTATCATGCTCCTTCTCCGTGACGATTACTATAAGAAGGATAAGGCACAACATGATGGTATGGCTACACTTATAGTTGCCAAGCAAAGGAACGGACCAACTGGAGACATTAAGCTACGATTTGAAGGCAATAACATGAGGTTCTTGGACGCATGAAAGGAATAATAAATGCCAAGTAAAGAGCGTAGAGATGCAGATAGAGAGCGTACAGAAGCGAAACTGGCCAAGTCTTTATGTCGCGATAAAAAGTGGGGCATAAAGCAATTGATTAAGGCAGAGACAGCTTTGTATTATGGACCTCGGAAGGCGAAAGAAGTGCTGGTCCGAGCGAAGGCGGTTGGTCCATCCAGTCAGACAGAGCTATTTAATGACCGGATAGCGGAATACGAGAGGATGACAAGGAGTTTAACATGAGTAGAATATTAGTCGCATCTAAGCGACCGTAATATCAGATGGAGTTTAATATGAGTAAGACGTTGTTTAGTTACGCTAAGTCGCATTGTGCCAACTGGGGCAATCATAATGGCTGTTATCTCCATGAGGTGATAGAGTGGAATCCACCGAAAGCCGGGGCGGGCCGGTGTGTATTACTGGATGATGAGCCATGCGACTATTTCCGGGCTTGTGTTGTGAAGGTTGCCCCGGTCCCGATTCAGCAGGAATATATGGAGATAGACAAGAAACTTTCGGTGGTCAAAAAGACCTCTTGACCCCCTGTTTAAGGGGTGGTATTTGTAGAGGGTGTCAAAGTACCATTAAATTATAAAAGCCTCTGTTTCTGCACCTTTTCAGTCAAAAAGTGTGCAAAACAAGCCACTACAGAGAAAGGACAAGTGTCATGCCAATCAATAAAGTCAGGGAAATGAGTGAAGTCCAGAAAAAGAAGCACGCTCAACTTCCGAATGCTGAAAAGATATGTTTTAAGACGGCTTGTACAACACGCTCTAAGCGGGCGGCTATCAAGGCAATGTGTAGAGAGTGTTTTGGGTGGGAGAATCCGGTTAAGCAGATACGAGAATGCACCTCTAAAGATTGCCCATTATACAACCACCGTCCGTATAAATAGGAGACAAGTAATGGCTCATATTAAGTGTATTTACGAGGAATCAAACCCTCAGCAGGTGCGTGGCTTATGTAAATGCCCAGAGGCACATAGGTTAGCGGGTGTAGCAAGGAGTATCGGGATGTTTCAGTCGGCAACGATGGTTGAAAATCTCCTTTGCTCCTATCCGGACTGTGTTTTTTATGAAACTAAACTTGACAAACCCGGAACCGTGGAGTAGTGTTTAAGTAGCTAACTAAGGTGATATATGATTTCAACAAATAATAGCCCTGACGGACAAGTCTTTATTGCCTTGGTTAGCACTGTTGGGGCTATTTTTTTAATTACCGAGGTAGTTAGATGAGTGGTTACACTAAGCTGTATAAGAGCCTTATTACCAGTACGATATGGCAGGAAGATAATGCAACTCGAATATTGTGGATTACTATGTTAGCAATGAGCGAAATGGATGGAACGGTTGAGGGGTCAATACCTGGAATGGCAAGGTTGGCAGGGGTAACTATTCCAGAGTGTAAAGATGCTATCAAAGTGCTGACATCACCAGACGAATATAGCCGTACAAAAGATCACGAAGGTCGAAGAATCAAGGAGATTGACGGGGGATGGATTATCCTAAACCGTGACAAATACAGGGATAAGCACGAAAGTAGGGCAGAGTATTACAGGAACTATAGGGCTAAACAGAAGGAAGAGAGGGAGTGGAATACCACAACAGTTGCGCAACAGGATAGCAACAGCGTGCAACAGAATAACACACAGAAAGAGAAAGAGGAAAAGAAAGAGGAAGAGTTAAAGGAAGATAAATATAAAGAACTCTTTGACACTTTTCGTAAGAAATACCCTGCCAAAAAGAGAGGATTGAATACAGAATTCTATAACTTTAAGAAGAAACATAAGGATTGGAAAGAAGTATTACCACTCCTAATACCTTCTCTTGAACAGCAAATATCAATTAGAGATAATACACCGAGGGCAACTTTTATACCAGAATGGAAACAGTTGGTAACATGGATAAACAATCGGTGCTGGGAAGAAGAGAGTGGTGGCGATGTTAATATAGGTAAGACAGAGGACTTTTCAGAACAGACCAAGACAGAGGTGGCAGGGATGAAGATACCTAAATATCCTTCACCGAAACAAGAACCAAATGACGATGTACCTTTTTAAGGAGACAATGATGGCTAAGAAGAAAAAAGAAGTAGAAAAAGTTGTGGTATCTGTGGAAGTTGAAGCTGGAGTGTATGAAGATTTGGATATTCGGGCCACTGCTTTCAACACGATAGTGGAGTTACAGCAGGGTGTCCACCAGAAGCAGTTGCTTATGAAGACGAAGCATGACCAATACAAAACAGCCAAGCAAGAATACGAGGCTGCTGTGGAGTTTCTGATGGAGCAGATTGTGGCCCTGGGTAGGGAAGAGCCTTTGTTCGATCAGGCTAACCAAGATGACACACCTGACAAGGGTGAAGACGAGAATATGACTGCCGAGGAATTGGCGGGAGTGAAAGATGACTAAAGACATCATCACCTTCACCGTACCCGGTAGCCCGCAATCGTTAAAGCGACATCGGACGTTCCGCAGGGGTGATTTTGTCGGTCAGTATGACCCAAGCAAGGGTGATAAGCAGGATTTTCTTGCTAAATGTATGGAGTATAAGCCCTCAGTTCCGTGGTCGGGGCCACTTAGAGTTGACCTTTTGCTGTTTTTTCCCCGGCCACGGAGCCATTTTCGTACTGGCAAGCATAGTGACGAGTTGAAACCAAATGCCCCGATGTGGCATGATAAGAACCCAGACCGCGATAACGTGGAGAAGTTTGTATGTGACGCACTGAACGGTATCTTCTGGTCTGACGACCGGATTATCTGTGATGGTGTGATACAGAAGAAGTATAGTGACAGACCAAGAATTGAAATAACTATTGAAAGGATTGAATTATGAGTAACGAGATTATCAAATTGGATTCACCGGAATTACAGACGATCGAGTCTTCAAAGGCCGAGCAAATTAAAGCCACGTTTGAACCAATGGCTGTAATGCTTACGGAGCTTGAAAGTGTTTTTAACGAGGTGATAACGGAGTCTGAAAAAGAGATTACGCCAGTGGTAATAGTCAAAGCTAAACGGCTAAGACTTGATATTAGCAAGATTCGGATTGCTACTGAGAAGGCCCGGAAGACACAAAAAGAGGAATACTTACGGGCCGGTAAAGCAATAGACGGTGTGAGTAATATTTTGAAATGGGCGGTAGTTGACAAAGAGAATAAGCTCAAGGATATCGAAGATCACTTTGTAATACAGGAGCAAAAACGAGTAGCCGCATTGCAGACCGAGCGAGCCGATAAGTTGTTGCCGTATATAGAAAATGCTCACGACCTTAACTTATCCGGCATGGAAAATGATGTTTGGTTAGCCTACTATAACACCAAGAAAAAAGAACACAATGACATGCTAGAGGCAGAGCGAGTGGCGGAAGCCGAGAGGGTAGCCAAAGAAAAGGCCGAAGCCCAAGAACAAAAGCGTATCAGGGAAGAAAACGAACGATTGAAAAAAGAGGCAGAAGAAAAAGACCACGTAGCCAAGATTGAAGAGGCTGAAAGGGTTAAGGCTGATGCTGCTAAATGTAAGATACGTGAAGAAAAAGAACGCAAGGTGCATGAGGCCAATGAAGCCGCATTAAAGATAGCGCGTGAAGCCAGAGAGAAAGTAGAAGCTGAGTTAAAAGCTAAAGAGGAAGCTGAACGCAAGGCAAGGGTAGCTGAGGCCGAGAGGGTCCAGACTGAGCTGAATAAGGGCGATGCTGCCAAAGTAAAAGACCTAATCTCCGACCTGAAGGTTCTGCAAACTAAATACGTCTTTGAATCTGCCCAAAATAAAGAGGTGTATGCCAGTATAGGAATACATCTCCAACATTCGATTGACCTTATCAATGGATAATGTATGCAAGAATAGAGATAACAGTGGAGAAGTTATGAATGAGCAAGTTATATGGCCGACTGTGGTTGTTGAGGAGAGCATCATCCCCTTTGTAACGTGGTTTAAGTTGCGAAAAGAAAGAAAGGAGCTTCATGCGTTGTGTTTGATATATGAGAGCCAAGGATATGTATTTGGAGAAATAATGGAAACATTATGGAAAGAGCTGGTGTTTCGTAATTGTTTTAGATCGAAAAGAAAGATTAAGCACATTTACGTAGAGGGCAAAAGATGAGTAACCCAAAGCGCGAGCGACGAACAAAGATTCTACAATCTAACTGGGATGTGATAGGTGAAGACATCCGCGAGAAGTTGCTTAATGCAAAAAAGCGTAAGAAACTTCCATCCGGTACAATCTACCCCGATGTGATGGATGTAGTGAACGACGACCCTTGGGTTTATATCTTACCAGGTATCTCAGACGGCGTATTCCTTGAGAAGCTGATTGATAAGACATCGGACGACGAGGTAATCATCCTACTGGAGAAGTCCCCGTCTATTCTGAAATACGCACTGGGACGGATAGATATATCAATGGCCATCTTAATGAATAAGATCATCCTGATTGATACGGAGAAGCCAAGTGAGATAGTTATCCGGTTGCAGTTGAGTGTGGATAGATTGAGTCGTGGTGTTAAGATAGTCAAACCTGTATGGAACTATGACAATGCGTTCTGGTCTGCTGCTGCCCGCGTTGTCATGGACTATGCAGATGCACAGAAGACTCTCATGCTCACCCAGATGACCAATAGCAAGGTAACAGCGGATAATATCTTGGGTAACAGCTACTTCTACCTCCATAACCCAACGATTGAGAATCTAAAAGATTGCGTAAAAGAAAAGAGTGCCACGCTTGTCACGGTGGCGGCAGGCCCAAGTGTTGACGATGTTCTGCCCGGACTGAATCAACTCAGCGAGTTGCCGCCATTCGTGACATGCTTAACTATGTTGAAGCCGCTACTAGCTCATGGTATTAAGCCCGCATACGTTACTGCACTGGATTACCATGAAATATCAGGACGGTTTCTCGATGATGTAACGCTGGAGCAGTGTGAAGGTACGGTATTCCTGATGGACCCGAAGGTTAATCCAGTGGTCATTAAGAATATCCAGAAGATGGGTGGTAAGTTGTGCTTCTTCTCTGATGGATGGCTCAATGAGTTGTGCGGGCTAAAGAGAGATGATTATATCGGTGGCTGTTCTACGGTAGCACACCTGAGCTTCCAGGTTGCTGCGTGGCTGGGTGCAGAGAAGATCATTATGATTGGTAACGACCTATCGTTCCCAGATGAGAAGTATTACGCTGAGGCTGTATATGAGCATCACAAGTGGAAAGAACCGTCAAGGCTAATGACATCACCACAACATCGGATGCTGAGAGTGTGTAAGAATAAAGAGGGTGACCCTGTGTATTCTGATGAGCAGATGGTGAGTTACCTGAAGCAGTTCGAAATGATGTGGAGAAACTTCGATGGTACTGTCGTCGATTGTTCCCATCCCAAGAGTGTTAAGAAGGCCCACTGTGAAGAGATGGATTTGGATAAAGCTATTGAGACATACCGCAACAGTGGAGAGCTATCGTTCCCGGACTTAGTGGAACAGAAGATGGACATGAATGATGTATTTGAGCATATAGATAAATATCTGGGTGAATTGGATAGATTCATCATATCTCATAAGAAGATTTTGAACGCTTACACAATGCTGGAAGGGAAGTTTGAGGATGAGGTCTTATGGAATAAAGCCAGGGCAATCATTATTAAGGAGAAGAAGACGCTGGACGAGCTTATGCACCTTGCTCCCCGTATTGAGAGCTTTTCTGGTATCGCAGAGTTTATCAAGCGGTGGGAAGATACTATATGCAAGCGACATGAAGATAAATGGGATAAGCATAAGATTAAGGAACATCGATTCAGTCGTGACTTGCGATATATATCAAACATCCAGAACTCAGCGGAGAAGATGTATGAGATAATCAGTGAAATGCGTGACGGCCTAAAGAATAAAACTTTGTAAGGAGATAGATATGAAACCACAATACAAAACAAGAGAAGCGTTGATCGGGGCATTGGAAAGACAAGAGAAGAAGCACTCTGACTTGATTAAGTCACACAAGAAGCATGAAGAGACAGTGGGTAAATTACAGACAGAGCTTGCCGCTACTCAAGAGGTCGCTGTAGCTGCACGTAAGGCATTAGCTACAACCGAGAGGTTACTAATCGAGATGGGCGACCTGAAGATAGCCGCTGCCCGAACCCGTATCCAGGAGATAATTAAAAGAGGTCTAATGGATGGTAAAAATATCAAACACTTTTGTGGAGATTAAGAAGATGGACCGTTTGAAATATTTCAAACAGAGTAAGCTTTGCGGTAAGAATATAGGCCATCATATTGATAAACACCTCAAGCAAGCAGGACTCATAAAAGACGGAGTACTGGATGTGGATCAATTGCGACAAATGGTATTGACCGGGAAGGTATGGTCGATAAGAGGGATAGGTGAAACTTCTATTATGTCTATATGCGACTGGCTTGAAGAGCAAGACAAGAAAGATGAGGCTAAAAATGACCTGTAAAGACATAACACTAATAAACCCTCCTGTGAGATTGCAAGATAAACCGCGTAACTTTCCACATGGACTGGGAAGCATAGCTGCTGTATTAATAGACGCTCATATAGATGTTGGTGTGATAGATGCTAACGCTCTGCGTATGCCTGATGATATGGTGATTGAAGAACTAAAGAAGCAGTCACCGAAGTATATCGGTATCGGTGGTATGGTAACTACGTACACATGGCAGAAGAGAATGGTCCCGCTGATTAAGAATGCACTGCCTGATGCTAAGATTGTACTGGGTGGCGGACTTGCTACTGCGTGTACAAAGATCGTGGAGAGGAATATACCGCATGACTTTCTAATTACTGGTGAAGGTGAAGATAAGATTCTTCGGGAAGTGTTTGGGATAGATATATCACCCCCAGAGGAATTCAACTTTGACCATCCTGCATACACACCATACTATCTATTTCCGATGAAGGTGTACTTGTCTAATCCCGTTGTTGGTTTTGGCAGGGATATGGATATGATAACGTCCAAAGGATGTCCTTACGATTGCAGGTTTTGCTATAGACTGAGTGGGACTAAGTGGGTGAGTAAATCTGCATCTACTGTGGGATGCGAGATTTCCCGCCTTAGAAAAAACTATCTAATAGACTTTGTTTCCTTTCAGGACGACTGCTTTGTTATAAACAAGCAAAGGGTCTATGATATATGTTCGATAATAAGAGTGCATTTTTCTGACCTCAAATGGTCATGCACTGGCCGGGTGGGTATCTGCGACCTCGATATGCTCAAAGAGATGAAAGCATCGGGATGTGTATCAGTGAGCTATGGCATTGAGTCAGGTAGTAATAAGATGCTCAAGTTAATGGGCAAGAAACAGACAGCAGCACAGGCTGCACAAGCCATCAAGGACACAAGAGAGGCAGGTATGCTATGCCCGACCTCGTTCATCTTCGGATACCCAGGTGAGAATCCAGACACTCTAATGGAGACTCAAAACTTCTGCATAGATAATCAGATACCACTGACCTCACTGATGTATGCGACACCATATCCGGGTACACAACTATACGAACAGGTACTTGGTCTTATTAGGGCAGCGTTCGTAAGCGAAGAAGCGTATCTTGGCGCATTGTGTGATAGCGGGGATTGCAACAATTTTTTAATAAACCTTGCGTGGCCAACTAATGTTCCTAGTTTAGACCAATGGTGTGTTAATGACGCGATAATACAGACGCATGACGGCATGATTCAAACAGTCAATAAGAAGGTTAAGCCATATATGACTCAAGAACAGATAGCTGAATTGTACGGCCCCAACTTCAAGGGGTTCAGTGATAAAGATAAGGAACACCGCAGACAGCATGGATTTAATTTGGGAGATTAAGAACATGGATACAGTAGTAATAATACCAGCAAGAGCAGGTAGCAAGGGGCTGGAGAATAAGAATATGATGAAGATTGGTGGCTTATCACTAGTTGCCCATACCGTGTTGTATGGGTCACGAACTGGATGCGATGTGGCATTAACAACGAATATTACATTATGGGCTAAATATGATAACTCAATCGCAACATATGGACTGAAAACTATAGCCAGACCCGAATGTCTATGCCAAGACGATACCTCAATTGACATGGTGTTGAGACATGCCGTAGAAAGGCTCAAGCCCGACTCATACGAATATGTGGCCCTACTGTACCCGAATGTAGTACGCAAGCCGGGCATACTCAAGGCGTGTATTGATAAGATCAAAGAGACTGGTTGTGATTCAGTCCAGACTGTTACAGAGGTATCTGAGCAGCATCCATTCTTCATGCACACTAAGAACAAGGACGACCAGATTCACAAGCTAATCTATAACCAGGTATATCGCAGGCAGGAACTACCTAAGTACTACTACGTAGATGGAGCAGCAGCAGTAGTTAAGACAGAGGTGTTGATGGAAGCAAACACAAGCGACGACCCGCACGCCTTCTGGGGCACAGATCGCCGTTGTGTTGTCCAGCAGCAGGGCGATTCAATTAACATAGACACCCAGCACGACTACGAGATGGCTGTAGATTATATGGCCCGACTCACCTCTGGTAAATGACCAAGCATACGTAAGGCTCGATAGACTGTGGATATGCTGATGCTCTGGGTCTTAGCTATGGTCGGAGCCTTCATACCATTCATGGCCAGACTATTGATAGCCTTAACATGGGCATCGGTCAGCTTAGTCCTCCGGCCCTTACGAGAGCCGCCCCACTTCTTACCAGTCCACTCATGCTGGCATGTCTTGCACTTATAATGGAACTCTTTAGGATGCTTCTGCCTGGGGTCGGGGGTAGGCTTACACTTAGCCTTACACTCTGGGCAGTTAGATCGCCGGGCAGCAGAGATACCGGCCCGAATCCTCTCGGCCCTCATATCAGCCTCATATTGAGCGAATGAGGCCATAATGTTAGTTATCAGCTCGCCCAGCTCTGTTGAGTTATCTATGCCCTCAGATACGGATATGATGTTGACCTGGTTATCCTTGCACAACTGGAAGAACTTGCAAGCCTCAATCATTGACCTGCCCAACCGATCAACACGCCAGACCACCACACGCTCTATATTGCCTCCTGAGACTAATCGTTCTAAATCGTAGTATTGTGGCCTACCTGTACGCGAACGCCCGGAGGCGGTATCCTCAAGCCAAATCTGGTCTTCTGGGTGTATATGTGATAGCTCTAACCAACGTTCTATGTCTGGTCGCTGACTGGCTGTACTCTGATGGCCCGTACTAACCCGCATGTATATTGCTGTTTTATTCAATTTCCACCCCCAGTACCGAATCATGGATGAACTCGGCAGCTTCGTAGAAAGCATTGATATTGGCAATCTTTGCCTCTGCTGTCATCCCGTCCCG